CAGAGCCACCGGATCCGCATCCAGCGAATCCTCGGCGAACCGGTACCGCAGACTCTTGCTATCGTACTGCACATACAGGCTCCACGCCTGCCGGTACAGCTTGCCAAGAGCCATGCGGAACAGCCGTGCCCGCAAATCACCGCTCTGCATGGCCTGCGCGTTGATGCTCTGGATCTCAGTCGCCGTGCGCCGGTCGCTGCCCCCACTCATCACGCTGCCCATCGCGTAATCCGGGCTCCCGATACGGTTCTCCGCGACCGCCCGCATCTGGTTCAGCTCCTGATCGAAGCTCACCGGAGGCTGCGGCATCTGCACCGGGGCCACCCCATAGGGGAGAATCTGTCCCGGCTGGAACCGTAGGTTGATGGAGTTGGGTAGCTCCCGCTCCGCTCGGAACAGCGGGCGGTTGTACAGGGTCATCGCATCATGCTTGTGATTCCACATCGAGGTCATGGATAGCTCGAACGGAGCCATGATCTCGCAAATGCCCCGCGGGCTGAACCAGCCCTTGTCCTTGATCTCATACGGGAAGTCCACGAACGGACATTGGCCATGATCATAGGGCAGTTCCATCGGGTCGCGCAGATCGAGATCCACCGCCGCGGGGCTATAGAGATAAACCTCCCACACCCCATCATCCCGCTTCCGGTACACCTCCCACACGATCACCCCATCGGTGTTGTTCGTATAGGTGATACCCTCACGCAACTGCTTCGCATCCGTTTCGGTCGCCGCCCCCGGAATATTATCATCCTCCTGCGGATTCCCCCGGATCTTCTCGATCGTCTTGTTATCCGCCTTCCAACCGAACTGGCCGGCCATTCGCTTGTACGCATTGACGCTCATCGGCATCACATGCACCAGCCAGTCCGCATCCTGCAAATCCACGGTATACGCCGGGACCACGATATACATCGGATCGATCGCATCAAACCCCACCCGCTTATCACCCGGATTCCAGAAGCACTTGATCACCCCGCGCCCGCTCATCAGCGTATAATCAACCCAGCTCAGAACCTCATCGGTGAAGTTGGTCTTGTCCCGAATCTTATAATTGAACCAGTCCTCAGCCACCTTCGTATACGCATTCAACTGCTGGCGCATCGGAACAAAGCTGGCCACTACATCCATCCCCAGTGCCTGCTGGAGGAATAATGGCTTGAGCTTCTCGATCGCCGTATCAATGAGCGGCCAATGCAGATCCGCGGCCTTGGGCCAAGGCTTATTGGTCCTTCGCAACCCGTGATGGCGCAACTCATACCACCTCGTCTGCCGCAGCTCCCACGGACTGCGCTGCTCGACAGCCTCCACTATCTGGCCCTGCAACGCGTTCCGCTGTTTGTCGTTCATCATAAATTCTCCCCCTTTCCTATCCCCCAACCTCACAACCAGCAAGCGCAGACCCTTTACCATCCCCCTCAATCGCCCCTATCTCATCCTCCATCCGCTCCAGCAGGCTCCTCCCATCCTCGCCGAGAGCCTTGAAATAATCGTCCATCCGCTTCCCCCCGGCTCCGCAGAAGGCCAGTACCACCGCATCCGCACGATCCGGGCTATTCACCCCTCTGGCGCGAAGTTCATCCTTCCCTTCCAGCGTCAGCTTCCCCTTCCCATTGGTCCGCACCTTCCGACTCACAAACTGCTGGAGCAGCACCTCGTCCGTACCCACCGGCCCCAGGTTCACTCGCCCCTCCTCCACCATCCGCCCGAACTCGATCCACATCTCCGCGGCCTTGTTCACGAACTGATCATCCCGTATCGCCCGCTCCCCGAAGTTCACCCGCCTCACATCCCACCCCTCCGCTCTGAGCGCATCGCACATCACCACACCCATTCCACCCACATCCGCGTAGATGTCCTCCGCCTTCAGCTTCCACTTCCGGAACTCGCTGATGAACCGGCCCACGCTGGCCATCGTGTCCTTGTCCCGCCAGCGGATCAGACCCTTCACCGTGTTCCCCTGTCTTACGACCATCACGCTCTCGTCGCCGCCTGCGCTGAAATCGCAACCGGCGGTGAGCCTGTGCCCCTCGGTGTCCTCCTTGGGTGGGCCACTGACCAGCTTCTGCCAGTCGGCGGTTCGTACAGCGGTCAGGCTCCCATCATCCTCCATGAACTCCGCGTAGATCATCGAGCGGACCAGCGGGTGGCCCTCGCCCCACCTCGCAAACTGATCATCAATCCACTCCTTCCGGATATGCGGGCAGTCGAAAGCGGTAACGGTAAAGGTCTTCCACTTGCCATCATTCCGCCGGAATACATCGTAGAAGTACCCGGATGAGCCTCCGGGGCTGCTCATCAGCAGTGTCCTCGTCGGCTGGCACCGCTCCATCGACTGGAATATCCCGTCCGGCACCGCCTTCGCCTCGTCCACAATGTACATCAGGTCGTTGCTCGGACCCTGCACATGCCAGCCCTCAGCCTTCTCCGGGTTGCTGGCTGAGAACCCGATGCAGCGACTGGTCAATTGTTGGCCATCAACCAACCTCGGGTATACATAGCGGATCTCGCCATCCTTAATCGAGAATCCATTCTCCTCCCCACCCAAGCCATTGATCATCTTCCTCAAATGCGGCCACAGAGCATCCGCCACCTGTCGGTACACACCAGCCGTACACACCACCAAGCTCCCCGGCCAGCGGAGCATGTGCCAGATGACAGCCGATGCCGCCACCATGCTCGTCTTGCCCGAGCCGTTCGCAGCTTTGAGAGCCACCTTCGCATGCTTCTCGTTCAGAGCCCCGAGAACCGCCTTCTGCCATGCATAGGTATCGCGTAGGCCAAGCATCATCTCAGGGAAGTTCGAGAGCTGCTGCGCCTCCTCCAATAGCTTCCGCTGCTTCCAGGCAGGGATATGCGAACCCATGCCGAGTGAAGGGGATTTCTTGCGCTTAATTTGCTTGACTGCCATAAAATTGTGGCGGGTAGGGGGAGGGGGTATCAGGTATCACCCCACCCCCCTCGTGGGGGTCCCCCCGCCCCCGTGGTTATCGTTAACGTTAGTGTTAATCAGTAACGTTAGTGCCATAACGTTATCCCGTTAGTGATAAATAACGTGATCGCTATTGTATTACTTCCCCCCACCGAAAGCCCCTAGTAAACTACCGCTTACTGACAATTCCTTTCCTTTGGTAGTGTGATCCAATTGGGCGCGAGCTACGTATCCACGGGTACGCTCGAGCATCCATCCTGCCGCTTGCCAGTTTTGCTCTCCGCTCATGATCTTACGTTGAAGCATCAATTCACCCTCAGCCCTCGCTTGGTCTAGTTCCTTCCTGAAAGCCGGATTGGCGTTAATCCATCGGGCCCATTGCGTCTCGCTTGAGGAGAACCCGCAGAGCATGGCGATGCGTTCCAACGGCATGCCGTACCTGGCAGCTTCCAATGCGTTGTTTTTTGTATCGGGTGACAGAACCATTTTAGTCCCCCTCTCCGGCTTAGCCCGGAGCCTAGGCTTTTCCACCTTCACCTTTCCCATCCCTTCACTTTGCCCCGCAAAGTAAACCCGGTCTAGCCGCTCAATATTTTCTTTTACTTTCCTGTTGCAACGTACCGCAAAGAGTGTTCTCCTTTGCGCATGGCCTCAACGTCTGGCCTATAAAACCTCATGAAAACCTCAGATAAACTCCTCCGTGCGCTTGGATTCCTAGCGCTTCACATCCTCCTCCTCCCCGTCATCTGGTTTCTCGCCGATGCTCTAATTGGAGGTGCCCAGTGAACGGTTTCATCCTTCACGAGGACCCCTCGCGTGTGATCATCGCGACGGGCTTCGAGTCCCCCAGCGACAATCGGAAAACGGGCCCGATGGTTCAAATCTGGATCCTTGTCAAAGCCTGTGATCCCGTCCAAGCGATTAAACTAGGTCTCGATCGTTTAATCTGTGGAAACTGCATCCATCGGGGCAACGGCGACGGCTCCGGTCGCAGCTGTTATGTCAACGTAGGCCAAGCTCCCCTTGGGATTTATCGGGCATGGAAAGCAGGAAACTATTCCCCCTTGCGATCCTTAGAGTTGTTCACTGGCCGACGTGTCCGCTTCGGCGCATATGGTGATCCGACCCACCTACCGCTTTCCCTCGCCCTTGCCATCGCGGGCGTTGCCAGTGGCCACACGGGTTACACCCACCAATGGCGAAAACCTAGTCTCCAACCTTGGCGTCAAATCCTTATGGCCAGCGTGGACACGGTCGCGGAGCTTCTCATCGCCCGCAGTATGGGCTGGTCAACCTTCCGGGTCACACCCGATACCGACCACGAATCGATGGAAAGGCTTTGCGCCTCTGATCGCGACGGTACCGCCTGCGCCGATTGCCTATTTTGCGACGGAGCCCGCTCCGGGATTCTCTCAATCCACATCCCGGCCCACGGATCCGGCAAGCGACACTTCATCGAAGCCGCGGTTTGATCTTCCGGGTGACTCCACGGGAAAGCCTGTGGGGTCCGCCGGGCGATTAACGCCCTTTTAAACCAATGAAAACCATAGTCACACAGCACACATTTATCGAAGCGTTCCGTGCCTGCGGGCGCGAGTCTCAATTTAGCGTCCACGCCCTGCGCGCCCTTTTCGATCACCTAGAACGCTGGGAAGAGGATACCGACACGGAGCTTGAATTGGATCCGATCGCCCTTTGCTGCGAATGGTCTGAGTATTGGTCCGCGTTGGAGGCCGCGCTAGCCTTTGGTTACCGCGACGGTGTGGATTCAAAGGAAGAAACGCCTTTGGAATGGCTCCAGAACCGCACGCAGGTCATCGAATTCTCTTTCGGGGTGTTGGTAAACCAATTCTGAACCATGAAAACCGCCTTTGAATCTGAGATTGAGAAGCAGAGCCTGTGCGCGACGGTCGGCCGGGTGATGTTTTGCCCACGGTGTGAGAACCTAATGGATTGGCGCACCTCCGTTGAATTCTCCGTGTGGGATATTGAATCCGGGAAGTGCCTTACGGTACGGGCGATCTGCGCT